ATTATGAATAATGTCTTTTTTCTTGAAGCCATTATATTCATATTCAACTATGATAGGAAAAGGGGCAATTGAGTCCAGGCCTTGAGTGGGAGGCAATGAGTTCTGAAGCGCGTTGACTTCTTCAAGTAGTAGGGTAATTGAAGCTTTAGCAACATAATTTCCCTCTGAGCGACCAAGTGGATATTTACCGGCTCCATAAACATTTTCCTTATCAACAGAGTCATTATAATCCAGTTCGGTGATACCTTCAACATCACGTCCAAGCATGTTGGTTGTGATCGAGTTCCACCCGGCCATCTTACCAAATTTGTTTATTAATTCACTTGCCATAACAATTACAGATTATTGGTTAAACCAAGATCAACACTGAACTCATGTACAATGCGTCCAACTACCAACCGGCTTTTTATTTCAAGCGGCGTATCTTCACCAATAGCCTGCGCCGGATTGATATAAACGTCCTTTTCTTCGATATTGCCGGCTGAAACCATAGCATTGAGAGCGGCATTTACTGAGCTTTCACAGCTACTTACCCAGGTACTTTTAAGGTAACCGGTTACCGGTTCTGTAGGCACTTTGGATCGTATGCGTGGAATTAATGTTTTGCGAATCAGCCTGGCGGCCTTATTCCAGATGCAATTAAAATTGAAATAAGCATAATCGCTGTTTTTACTTACAGCCGTAGGACAACCGTTCCAATAGAAACCAGGATAATTGGCAAATGAACCCACGTACATCCATCCCTTTGCGGTAAGGCTTTTTTGCTGAGCCTCTGTCAGTGTTTCAAATGCAGTACCGTCGCTTAATGCAGCCGATAGCCAGTAACCCAATGATTCATCAGCGAGAGAATAGTTTTCTTCACCCCTGCGTGTGCGCGGCTTTTCTTCAATGTCAACAGAACCGATATCTTCATGAATCTTACGAACCATCACAGAACCTAATGCGGTTCCAATTGCTGCACGTAAAGCATATCCCGGCTTCAATTTAGCGACAGCAGGATCATGTCCAATCACATAGCTAATATTTGGGGCTGTTATCGTGCGCAGGTCAGGATAAGCGGTAACCTCAATCGCTACAGCAGCTCCAACACCTTCAACTATAATACCGTCGATGTACAGATATTCGGCCAAAAATGAAGTAACCAGGCTTTGCAAGGCCACCGCATCAACCAATGCCGATGCAACAGGCGTTGCCAGTCCAGACAAACCCAAAACATTAATGTTTTTAATGCCGCGAATGGCAGCCTTCAGAGCAGTATCAGCAACCAGGGCCGCTACAGTCTTGGTTTTATCTACCGGAATCAGCCAAAACGTAGCCTCCGGAGCTAGTCTGAACATTTCAGACAAATGATAATGCAGCAATTCGCTGTCGGTATCATCCGACGAAGCCGTTATTCCAAGCCCCTCGACCGCATTGATATCCAATAACTCATAAGGTGTATTAAAAACAACCCCAGCAACAGCAGTTCCGGCAATCAGGCAAATAACACGGTCATTGATGGACGTCCGTCCAAGTCCGCCGTTAAGTTTATTGACTTTTGTTCCCTTGAAACTCATTACGCTTCAGTTTTTGGATTGTCCACTTTCGTGTCCGTCTTTTTTCCTTCGTTCTTCTGACTTCCGGCTTCTGGCTTTTTTGCCACTTCATCGCGCGTAAATCGTGTAATTTTTAGCTCCTTACCCGATGTGTTCCGCGTCGAGTGATTCAGTACTGCATTATCACCTTCATCGGTAATAAAAGCCATCCCATCGCTGGTAATGGCAACCTTTTCAGCTTTCGGGTAGCGACCTAATACATCAACAGCTACCGCTTTTAATTCATCTTTATTAAGTATTTTCATTCTCCTGTTTTTAAAAAGGAGTTGATCGTTTAATCAACTCCTTTTGTTTGATGAAATGTTTTCTTATACAGCAATACCACTCACGATAGCGCCAACACCAATCTCCTCAATCCGATCGATCAGACCATAAGTTTGAGTTCTAAATTCGGAAGTCGGATTGGCAGATTTAGTATCCTGAGTTTCGGGTGAGTAAAGAATTTTCACTGATTCAATGTGGTAAAGGGTATTTTTACCATAGAAGAAAAGAGAAGCCACCCTGTCGGTAGAAGTTAAAGCCGCGCCTTTTGCCAGCTTATTACCTGCCGAACTATAAGCCAGGATAGCGTTATTACTGAAAAAATTGAAACCCATAATGGATTTAACTTTGCCGGTAGTTGCATCAAAAAAGATGTTTTTGTCTGCAAAATACTTTGCACTGTCACGGTCGAGAATCAAATCAGTCTCATGTTCAGGACAAAGAACCATGTTTAAAGCGGTCATATCCGGAAGGTTTAACTTCTTGATCAATTCCAGGTACTTCACCACATCCGAAAATTGCATACGCAAACGACCGGTACCATCATTTGCACCTGTAGTACGCATAACAGGCATGTCGCTATTTGAAGCGTTTGCCGGTGCAAGTTTCCACATCACATGGTCACGGATACCCATTTTAAAGGCTTCAGTGTGTTTAATTCGAACGGCAGACCGTTTGTCATAGTTCAAATAACGAATCTCAGCATCATCAACCGAAGTTGGCTCAGTGTCATACTTTTCCCATTCAATAAAGGTTTTCTTACCGGTCATTGCTTTTGCTGTGAAACCAGCGGTATTGTTTACAAGGAAACCAACATTGTTGATCAACTTATTAAAGCGGATACCATCGGCTGTGATGGCCTGTACAGGAGCTCCTTGCAATTGAGCGATAAAATCATCCTTGAAGTTTTTGAATTCAACAAGTAGCTGAGGTGCTACAAATTGATTCAGGTAATTCCCATCTGTTATAACTGCCATTGTTTATCCTCCTATTTAATTTTATTGCGTTTTTTCCAGTCAGCAAACAAAGCAGTATAGGCCTCCTCATTGCTATCTTCCAATTCTGCCAGCAATTCCGGATCTTCGTCCTGAAGCTGTTCAAATGTTTTGCCTTCATAAGTCGCGCCGTTACCATCAACCGATGATTTAATGCTTGATGACAGAGGTTTAATAACAGCAGTCAAGCCGTCGAGTAAAGCCTTTGTTCCGTCAAAGTCTTTTTCAAATTGAGCCTGCCAGTTTGCTCTGGCATCAGCTTTGATGCGTTTGCCTTTTTCAGCGCTATCAAGTAAAGCCTTGATTTTTGCCGTTTTTCCTTCCTCAGCCTTACGGTCATTTTCGGCCTTCAGGGTATCATAGTCAGATGCCTTCTTTGCGTTTGCCGCAATCCTGGCATTGACCTGATCTTCGGTTGAATTCTCATCCATACCGAGATATACTGCCATAATTTTTACATTCATTTGAGTATTTAAATTTGATTCAACAATAATGTCACTAGTCGCTATGGCTATTGGTGAGCCACTTTGTTTGATAGCCTGAGCGGTTTGTTGGTCAATCTTAACAGGCTCTTTAATATCCGAAACAAAACCCCAATCCTTAGCTTCCTGGGCGGTCATCCAAAAATCACCGGCATCCCATTTAGTTTTGAAATCTTTTTCAGGTTTTTTCAGTACTGCTTTATAAGCATCGTAATAAGTTACGGTCATGTTCTTAAGCAACGTCAGATAATTTTCCATATCAGTTTCATTGCCTTCGATATAACCGCTTGGTTTGTGAATCATGTATTGACCATTCTTCGCCATTGTAAAGCTGTTAGCGTTTACGCCAATGTAAGTCCCGGCACTGGCCACTATTGCTCCACCTTCCCCGGTATAGCTGCCGAATACATCAATCAGGATATTTACGATTTCGTTTGCCTGAAAACAATCACCGCCAACAGTCATTATATAAACGTGACAATTGGAAATGCCCGAATCTTTCAACTCCTGGCATTTCGTTCTGAAGTCAACAGCATTGTTTCTGCCCCATTCTGAAATCTGGCCAATGATGTCAACACGACCTTGTATTCCTTCAGCATAGACTTTTACTTGCAAACTTTTACTCATACGATTTCTTTAAGTAGTTAAGTCAAAATCGACATTTTAATGAGCAAAGGTTCAGGCTTTTTTACAGATAGAAAAATCGACTATTCATGTACTGCAAATTGTTGGCATAGAAGAATAAATAGGCACGTTTAACATTAAATTTTTAATGCACATGAAACGACTTTTTTACAACCATAAATGAATAAACCAATTTTGCTAAAAATATAAGCAGACTATGGCTTTCAAGAACGAACGCAAACTTCAGTTAACCCGTAAAGAGTATGACAAAATTCGCCGTACCGCTTACGAGTATGTGGTCATTCAGGGATATGATCAAAAAATAGTTGCCGAAATGCTTCATGTTACTGAAGCAACCCTCAGTAAATGGGCCACTACCGGCAAGGAAGGCAAATGGAAAGACCTGCGCGAAGGTCGACAGCAGTGCATGAGTACCGATTCTGATAACGTCCGTAAATTGCTTCGCATAATGAGCCAGCAACGTCTGACATTGGAGGGACTTATACTGGACGCACAAAAATCAGGCGAAGCAAAGGAAGAAATACGTCTCAGACAGGAAGCCAGAGCACTGAGTGATGAAATGAGCAAACAAAACAAAACATTGCTTACTCTGGATAAAAGCAATTACACACTTGGAGTTTTTATCGACGTAATGGATGAAATATTCAACTCTATGCGCCAGCATGATGAACAACTATGGGAAAAGACCATTGAATTTCAATCTACTTTAATCCGTCGTAAAACTAACGAGCTGGGCTAATGGCTACACAACGAAAAACGGATAAGCAAAAAGCAGATGAGTATCTGAAAAAGCTGGAAATCGCACGCAAAGCCAATGATGTAAATCCTTTTGAAACAAAAGAGGAGCAAAAGAAGCGTATATCAAGGGCTAAAGTGGATACAGAGTACTTCGTTGAAACATATTTGCCTCATTATGCAATAGTCAAAAGTGCCGATTTTCATCTTGAATTTGCTTCAATGGTTGAAGCTGATCCTTTATTTAAGGGATTTGCAGAGTGGGGACGCGGATTGGCTAAATCTGTTTGGTGTGATATTATAACGCCATTGCATTTATGGGTTAGTGGTGAAGAGGTTTTTATGTGCCTGATGTCGGATAGCAAAGAACGCGCCCAGGAACTTTTAGCAGACATTCAGGCCGAACTGGAAGCAAACCCGTTATTGATCCACGACTTTGGGCCTCAAAAATGTGAGGGTGATTGGGAGATCGGCAATTTTAAAACGATTGACCAACGGTTTATCGGTATGGCATTCGGTATTAAAAAGAAAGTCCGTGGAGTTCGTGTCAAGCAACGCCGTCCAAACCTATGGGTAATTGATGATTTAGAAACACCTGATACCATCAGCAACCCGAAGCGGATGCGTAAACAGGCTGACCAAATCGAAAGGGATATACTGCCAACAATGACCGGCCCAATCCGCCGCCTGTTGTATGCAAATAATAAGTTTTCCAGGGTGATGACTCAAACAATCCTTCAGGAAAGGCATCCAACATTTATCGTTCACCAAATAAAGGCTTATAACAAAGCAACCCATAAACCAGCATGGAATTATTATTCTGCTGAATACTATATACAGCAAGAAATAGACATGGGTATCCCAGCTGCATATGCCGAATATTTGCATGAAACAAAACTGGAAGGATCAAACTTTAGCGAAGACGAGATCCAGTGGGGTAAATTACCACCGCTAAATGAGTTCAAAATGATTCTTTCACATTGGGACATTGCTTATACCGATAATGAGAATAGTGACTACAACGCCGTTCGTGTGTGGGGATTACATGGCCGTAATTTTTGGCTGATCGACTGCTATGTCAAACAATCAAAAATGAAACTGGCGGTTAACTGGAATTGTGAATTTAAAAAAAGCCTGGATAAATTACAAAATTATCTGGGCCAATACGAAAGCCAGTTTTGGAATGGAGAGGTACAACGATCAATTGAAGAATCCGAAGATGAGAACAACGTTGATCTAAATCTGATGAAAGTTGATACCCCTCATTCGAACAAGGTCCAACGAATGCTTAAAATGAAGCCATACTACCAGAACAGCCGAATCTATTACAACGACGCGCTTAAAAGTCATTCTGATACGCAAATTGGAATCATACAACTATGTGCCGTAGAGGAGGGAAGTAGTGAGCATGATGATGCTCCGGATGCTGATCAGCAAGCAATATCAAAGCTTGAACTTTATTGCACACCAGGAGAGCATAAACGGAAGAATGGTGAAAAGACTTTTAGAACAGGTATAATGAAGCGCTTATTTAATATGCCATAATATGAAGTACATAAATAAAGATGATCTGATCTCCATAATTCAGGAGCGGCTAATGAACGAAAGCGTTGCATTAGCGACCGAAACAACACTTGAAGATAACACGATACTCGATGATATTGAGATCAAAGCTATCGACCTTGTAATATCATACATCTCTGGCCTGTACAATTATGAACAGATATTTGCAGAAATGCCCATACGCAATGGTGTATTGGTTCAAATCATTTCCAGCATTGTAGTATATCGCAGTGTAAAACGAAATGCAGCCCGTAAAGTTCCCGATGATTACGTGGAACTTTACAAAGAAGCTATCAAGTATCTCGAACGTATACAGAGCGGCGCAATGTCTCTGGTTAATTGTCCAAAGCTCACAACAACCGAAGGAA